GGTCGTGGCGGCGGTCCATTGGGTGCTGTTGCCGTCATTGTAGCGGACATAGAGCTGCCCCCCGGTGCTGTCCCACCACAGCGCGCCGGGGTTGAGCGCGGGGGGCGTGGGCGCGATGGTGGCGCCGCCCGGCACGGTGCCGATGGCGGCCTGCACGAACGCCGTGGTGGCGATGCTGGTGTCGTTGTCGCCTGCGGTGGGCGTCGGCGCGGTCGGGTTGCCGGTGAACACGGGCGAGGCCAGCGGCGCGAGGTTATCGATGATGTCAAGGTCGCCGTTCAGCATCGCGCCCCAGGCGTCGTCATCGGCGCCGACAACAGGTTTCAACAGGTTCAGATTGGGGGTGGTGGTCGCCATCGTCAGGCCCTCATCAGGTAGGCCAGGGAGAAGTAAGGCGGCGTCACATTGACGCTGACGGTGTGGGAGTGATTGGCCTCCGCGCTGATGCCGTGGTGATGCGGCTGGTCGGCGCCCTGGTAGGTGGTGAAGAAGTTATGCTGGTGGGCACCGGTGGTGGTGGTGGGCAGCGCGTTTCCGGTGAAGAACCCGCCGCCCACCGCCACGTTCGCGCCGCCGCCGTTCGCGCCCCAGGCGCCAGGGACGCTGTGGGCGTGGTCGCCCTGCGCGTCGGTAGCCCCGGTGTGGTAGTGCGACGGCATCTGGGCGACGTTCAGCGTCGTGTCCGCCGTGATGCCGCCGTGGCTGTGAAACCCCTTGGCGTCGGTGGTGGCGAAAGGCGACAGGAATGCCCCGCCCGCCTCCCAGTTGGTCCGGTTGCCGGTGTTACCCAAAATGAACCGGTCGGTGAGATTGGGCGTCCCGTTCGCCCCGTTGCACAGCAACCAGCCCGCCGGGATGTTCCCGGCCCCGCCGCTCCAGGCGATGATGCAACCGCGCGGGAGGGCGGCGGCGATCAGGGCGTTGATGCGCGCGTCGTTGCCCGCCTGAAACGCCTTCATCGCCGCAGCGTGCGCGTCCAGCAGATCGAGGTCGGAATTGAGTTTGATGCCCCAGGTCTGCGCGCTCTGGTTTATCTCGGGTTTGCACAGATTGAGGGAGGGTGTGAAGGTGTCAGCCATCGGCCATCTCCGGACACAGGAGGGGAGGCGGTGGCTGGACCACCCATGATACGTCGCAGCCGGTAGCGGGCGCCCAGTCCGCATCGCAGGGCACGCCGGGCGCCCAGGTGGCGTCACAGGGCGTCTCCGGCTCCCAGTAGAGGCGGGCGTCGGGCACAATGGAGGATTGCCCGGTCAGGGCGCCGTGCGCCGTGAACGCGGCACTGGCGCGGGCGGCGATGCCGGATTGCCCGGTCAGGACCGACGCGTGCAGGACCGATATGAAGCTGGCGCCCGCGCGGGCACCGGACCGGCCAGCCAGGGCGGTGGTCAGGAACAGCTCGTTAGGGTCACCCCGGCTATACAGCCCCGTGCCGTAAGCCAGCTTGCCATATGCGCTGGGGACGTAAGCCATCACTGCAACCCGATCAGAAGCTGGTTGGCGGCGAAACGCACCGCGTCCCCCAGGCTCACCGGCTTGGCGACCACCAGGGCGCCCTGGGCCAGCATGTTGCCCTCGGTGACGGCGTCATGAATACCGCAATAGCCCACGACGCCCCAGTCGGCGGTGGCGGTAGCCCATTGCAGCACGGCGGTGTTCCACATCGCGCTGGAACCGTCCGTCTGGTCGGGGGCGGCGGCGAAAGTGACCGGCAGGCGGGCGTAGCCCGCCGCAGAGAGGGGTTCACTGCCCGGAGCGGTATCGGTGGGACCGCTGGTGTAGAGCGCCACCCAGAGGCCAGCAGGACGGGTATACGCGGTGGCCCCGAAGACATGCGCCAGGAGGGCCTTCTCCAGATAGTCCGAGAACGCCCCGTAGGTGAGGAGAGTGCCACTCATACGACCGCCCCCCAGGTGACAGGCCGGTAGCCCGACCGGTAGCCACGATGGCGCCGCACCAGGGGGCCGCCGGAGTGGAGGGCCACCTGGGACGCCGCGTTGAGGGCCTGCACGCGCCCGCTGAACTCATTGTTCCACGTCGCCACTCTGGCATCGTCAATCAGGTATGGCGCGGCCCTGACGAGGGCGCCGTAGAGGTAGACCCCGATGTCCCTCTGGGTGAGCCAGTTCGTCGGCGCGTCCACCGACAGGGTCGGCACCTTGGCGTAGTAGGTCATCCACAGCGAGCACTCGCTGGCCGGGACCGGCACCAGCTCGATCACGCTGTCGATCAGGCCGTAGTGGGTCGGCACGCCCTCCGCGCCGCCGTAGCGCGCCCGCAGCTCCGGCATCGTGTCGGGGGTGACGAAGTCCAGCGCCCTTGAGGAGCCGCCGATCCACAGCCGCGTGGCGTCGAGCCAGTCCACCGGGAGGTTCACGCTGGCACAGGTGACCGGCGCCTCGACGGTCGTCATCATCTCGCGGGTCCGGAGCTTGGACTGGACGTCGCTCTCGGTCAGCGCAATGAAGTCCGCCGCCATGCCGTCCAGGCTGCGCTTGTTCAGCCAGCGCGGGATCGCGGTCAGGAGGTCGTTGTAGTCCTGCAACGCCATTACAGCCTCCCTGGCCAGATGCGGAACGCTTTGTTGTCGGGGTCGTTCAGGAACGCCTTCCACTTTGCCATGTCGTGGACCCAGCCTTCACGCGCCGCCAAGTCCCAAATTGGCTTAGGCACGCGCGCCACCAGCCGGAAGTGACTGCCGGTCTGGTCAATGTCGGCGTCCCTGGAGTTGGCGCGCAGGATCGCTGACGCGTCCTGCTCGTCCTTGACGATCAGCTCGCCATCGTTCCCAGGCGCCGTCTCGATGGAGCGGATGATGCCGCCCCACGCGTCGAGGAGTATCTTGAGGCCCATGAGGGGACGCGGCGGGGTTGCCCCCGCCGCCCTTCTGTCAGAACCCGGCGCCCTTGCCGTGCTTGCCGTTGTCGTCCTTCTTCGCGGCAGCCTCGGCCTTGGCCTCGTCGGCCTTCGCCTTGGCGTCGGCCTTGGCCTCGCCCGCCGTCTGCCCCGGCTCCAGGCCGGTAGCCGCCGTCCCATACGCGCCGCCGATCTGGGCGCCCGGAACGGACATCAACGCGGTCCCGGTCGGGAGCGTGATCGGACCGCTGTAGGTCAGGTCAGCGATCTTGAAGTGAGCGGCCTCGTTCGACATCTCCAGCCCATACTCGGACAGGATCATCTTGGTGGTCGCGTCACCAATCGTTCCGATGTCGATCTTCTCCATCTTCCGGAGGTAGGCGACCTTGGTGTATTCCTTGTCCCACCCGATCACGGTCGGCTTGGAGATGTAGCGCGACGGCAGGGCCTTGATCTCCCCGAAGTCGGACAGATAGAAGTCGGCCGCCGCGTCGATGTCGCCCTGGTCGATGGCCACGCGGGAGTTGCGCCGACCGATGAAGGTCGAGAAGACCCGCTTGTTGTAGCTGCCCATCAGGAGGATGTCGGGTTCGCCGCCGCCATCATATGTCTGCTGTATGGCATCAGCGAGCATCATCTCGCTGAACTGGCGCGGCGTGCCGGGAGTGATCGGCGCAGTCTCCGACACGGGGTTTGCACCCGTTGCGCCATAGAAAGCATTGGTTGTGATCCAGTGCTCCATGCCGCGCGTGGTGCGCGCGACCGTGTCGTCCACGCCCGCGTTGTAGGCCTGCCCCGACAGCAGGACCGCCTCCATGTCCCGCTTCAGGGCCTTGCCCTTAAGCGCGATCTGGTGGGACATCTCCCCGGACTTGCCCGCCGCGTCCACGTTGTCCTGGGTGCCCGAGACGGTGGCATCGCGGTGGCTGATCTGGGCGATGTTGTGGATGCGAACGGTCGGCTGGGACGCCGCGCGGGTGAGCTGGAAGCCTTCCACGTCGGCGTTGTTCTGGTTCACCGCTGGCAGCTTTTCGGTCTGCCAGTCGAACATGACGTTTTTCAGCGACCGGGTCTGCGACATCGAGATGAATACGGTATCGACAGGATCAATGTTGAAGATAGCATCAGCCAAGTCCTCGCGATTGCCCTTCGCCTGATAGGTCGTGAAGGCGTTTGTGACTTTAGGCATGGTGATTGTCCCTCAAAGGAGGCCACGGATGACAGCAGCCGCGTCGTGGATGCTGTGGGATTGGGCGAGGCGTTGCTTGGCTCGGGTGTGTTCCGTCACGCGCCGCCGGAGTGGGTGCGGGCCGGGGGACGGCGGGGCCGCCTGGGGGACAGGAGCGGGCGACGGGAGGGCGCGGCCTCTCTTGGCCATCGCGGCATACTGGGCGGCTTGCCACAAGATCATTACAGCCCTGTGGTCCGTCACAGTGCGGATATCGGCGTCGGTGTAGCCGAGATCGACCGCGTATTCCCTCGCCTGCGTCTTGGCCTTTGTCCAGGCGGCCTCGTCCCTCCAGGCTGGCACCAGCTCGCCAACGAGTTCACGCTCACGGCGAAGAAGGTGGGCGCGCTCCTGGCGTGCCTCCTGCTCTGAGATTTGCTGCACCCGTTGCATCTCGACGGCAGCAGCCTGCTGCTGCGCCTGACGCTCCTGCTGCTTGGCAAACTCCCGCACGTAGGCGTGGGGGTTTTCGTTGTAGAGGCGGTCCCAGTCGATGTTAGGCTCCGTCAGGGTCTGGATGCGCTGCATCAGAGCTGGGATCAGCTCCGCATACTGGGCGCGCTCGACCCGCACGGCCTGCTCGTGCTCCGCGAAGGCCCGCTGGTATTCAGCGAATGCCATCGTCTTCTGCGTGTAGTCCCGGTGGCGCTGGTAGCCCTTGAGCAGCTCGCTCTGCGGCACCTGTTCTGTCTTGCCATTGATCTTGATGGTGAAGACAGGCTCCGCTTCGGCTTCCTCCCCTTCGGCTTCCTCCTCCTCGGGTTCCTCCGCCTCTCCCTCTTCAGGCAGCTCCTCGTCGTCGGCCTCGGGGGCCTCCTCCTCGTCGCTGTGCAACGCCTCAACAGGATTGGCTTCGGCTTCGGGCGGCGCCCCGCGATCCTGCCCCCTGGGGGCGGGCGCTTGGCGTGGTGCGTCCTGCCTCGATGCCCTGCCCGGTTGTCCGCTGTCGCGGGCCAGGATGCGGCTGATGGCAGTCTCCGCCGACGCCATACCCGATCCGGCATCCGTAGCCGCCGGGGTGCCGGGTGTGGTGGTCGCACTCATTGCATGTTCTCCTCGTTGCGGAGTGCCCGGCGGTAGCTCCGCTCGGCCAGCTCCTTGGTCGCCGCCCGCCCCGCCAGCTCTGTCGCCAGGGCGTCGAGGGCGCGCAGCATGAAGTAGCAAACCTCCCGCCCGGCCTTGTCGTCCGGGGCGGTCCGCTGGAAGCCTGCCTGATACCGCTCCTGCAGGCTTTTAAAGGCCGCCCGGAGGCCGGGGTCTTCCAGGGTAGCCTGGGCGTCCAGGGCGTCCTGCTGTGCCCTCTCCAGGGCAACGTGGGGGCTGCTGTGGGGGTGTTTCATCAGTAGTTCCGCTCCTCCGGCGTGCCGGGGCCAAGCAGGCCCTCCATGCCGCCCGCGCCCAGCCCGGCGCCGACCGTCAGGCCTGCGGGCGTGAGGAGGGCGCGGCCACCCCGGATGAACTCCTTCAGCGCATCGCGCGGCTCGATCCCCCGCTCCGCCGCCGTCCGGGCGAGGCGGTTCTCCACGATCCCCATGAACGAGGTCGGGAGGCTCTTCAGGCCGGTCACCCGCCCGCCGCCGACCCATAGCGCCGCCTGGAGCTGCGCCGGGCTGATGCCCATCTCCTTGGCGAGGTCTTGCTGCATGCTCTCCAGGGCGCCGTAATGGGCCGCCTCCGGGACGTCCTTCCACATATGCGGGTACTTGATCGCCTCGGACATCGGGATGCGGCCCTCCAGCACTTCCTGCTGCCAGTTCCGCTTCTCGCCCTTCTTCACGTTCAGGTCTTTGTAGTCGGCGTCGGCCGCCTCCGTCGTCTTGAGCATGTTGGGGTTCTGGGACAGCATCCCGATCAGGCGCATGTTGTGCTTGTCCACGGTCACGCCCTCCTGCGACCCCGACAGGTTCTCCCCGAAGGTCCACCGCTTGGGCCGGTATTGGCTGTCGAGCTTGGTGCTCCCCAGGCGGACGTCGGGGTCCGGGTTGCGCGCGTCGGGGGGCATCTTGCCCGGCTTCCAGGCGTCATCGCGGAACATCGCCGGGTCGGTGATGTCCCGGTAGCCCCAGAACTGGGTGTTCTGCAGCTTGTGGCCG